TCACCCAGATCACCCAGCAGTCGGACGACCTGCTGCATAGCGGAACACTGCTGCAATCCTTTCGACATAGTACCGCCGCAGCGGTTCAATTGCACTTAGAGAGTTTTGCCGCTGGTGCAAAATCCGCTCGTCAGGCAGCAAAATCGCCGCGTGCATCGGCGTTCGCGTACCAAGCTTCATGATCAGGATGTCACCGGGTGATCTACGTTCCAGGGCAACCTGTTTGAAGCCGATCGCTTCTGCGTTTTGCGGGAAGATACTGTCGCAAACTTCTAGCTCTTCAGGCCGTGCAAACTCAGGCAGTTCGATGCCTTGCAGCTTGTACCATTCACGCACCAGCGAAAAGCAATCGTTAACGCCATAATCCCACTGGCGGCCTAGCAAGGATTGATAGTTGACCATCGTTGATCTGGCATGGAATAAATGTGCCAAGGTAGTTTGGTCTGCTGGCACGCTGAGCGATCTGCTGAGCTGGCCGTTCCACCCATAGGGTGTGAGTGAACGATAGCTTCGATTTTTCCGGTCAATGCAGCGCGTGCATAGTCGACAGGATTCAAGATAAAGTCTTGCTCAGGATGATCAGCGATATTACGGCAAGGTATGTAACGACCTGCCACCACAACGCCACACGCTTCTCGTGGTAATTCTCTTGTGGCATGAGCCTCTGCCTCACATCTGAAGTCGGGCACCTGGAAAGCCTCCAAACGGTAGTTTCCCTGTAGGGAATCGCTTAGTGCAGCTGGTGTAACGCTTGGCGCATTGATCGTTTGCCGCCGTCGTTGCTGTGTCGTTAAGGTCAAAATATCGTGTACCTCTGTACCCGCATTCAGCTCCGCGATACTTCCAAGGGCAATGCTCCAGTACCTGCCGTCGCGGTAGTGCAAGATTTGTAAGGTCTAGTTTACTGGTTAGTTCAAACTCAACCAGTTGCGGGTTTTCATTGGCGACCCGATCGATATACCAGATTTCATCTTCAAACTTTGCTGTGGGATCTGCAGTTGCGTTGCCACTTGAAAAGTTGACAGCATCTAGAAATTTCTTGCAGGTTCTGATGCGCGTAACCTTGGCCTGCAGTGGGTTATAGAGTACGAGTAATGTAGAAATTGCATTATTTGCGTTGGCGATCCGCATTGATGGACGAGGCAGCGTGCCCTTAGAACTAACTTCAAATCCGTCAACCTCGATCGGATAGGCCGCGTAGGTGATGCCATTAAAAACGACATCAGCAGTCAGCTCATTGGTTCCGGCGTGATAGTAAAACGTCGAATCGACGCCATTCACTGCCGCAGTCAACTGAAGCTGAAACAACTCAATAATTGCCGATGGCTCCAGAGACTGAAGCTGCTCTTGAATCTTTTGCGGTGTGCTCATGCTTCAAACACCTGGACAAAAGTTGCAGTAATGGTAGCGCGGTCAAGGTACGGAATCGATTTTTCCCATTCCGGGCAGATCCACTTGTACTTTGTCGTATCATCCAACGGCGTCCATTCAAACTTTTCTTGGCCGCCTCTAGCGTCTAAAAAAGTTTCAATCGCATCCGCATCAGTCTCGGATACGTTCCAAGTCAGATTCCAAACCTTCGGGTTTTGATTCAAGCCAAAGGTGGTGCGTTGGCTGTAGCCACTGCCAAACTGCGCAATCCGCACATTAGGCTGGCTACGCTTTAACGCGCCGTAAGTAGGTGTCGTTCCACCCGTAGTGGTGCCTACGCCTAGATCGTCAAAAGTAGCCATTAGCCTGCCAGTAGTCCTCCAGGTCGCTTCTGTTTGATCAGCTCAGCTTGGACAGCTGCACCGATTGCAGCGCCAAGTTGTTTGCCGCGTTGGCTGTCGCCTTGGGCTTGTGATCCAGATGCATCGACGTTCACCACAATGTTAGAGCCTCCCATCGCGTTGTTTGGAACGATGTTTCCTTGCGCTCCAGGGACAAACAACTCTGGCCCGCGCTCGCCAACCAGATAAGCTTGTCCCGCTCCAACAGGGCCGCCGTTAGCACGGAAACCACCAAAGTTTCCGGCTAAATTCATGCCGCCGTAATCGCCAACGCTAGGAATACCGGCGTTCATTCCCGACTGGAAGGACGGGAAAGAAGGTGTAGTGCCTAAGCCAAAGGCACGCGCCACTCCTAAAACGATGTACTGCGCGATCATTTGCTGCGCGGTACGCATCAGCATGTCAGCAATACTGCGGAGGAAATCGGCAAACACCTCTTCTGCAGTCTTCGTTCCATCGACAAAAGACTGGATGCCAAAGGTCATCATGTTGGCCGCTGCATCAGCAGCCTGACCAAGCAGTGGATATTTTTCAATAAGTTTATCTATGCTTTGTTCAACAGAGAACATTTCCTCCAATGTTTCTTGCGTAAATCCTTCGGCAAGTATTGCGCCAGTCACTGCACGTTTTTGCTCAAGGTCATTCAAGTCAAGCATTAAGTCCCTCTGAGCTTCTAGATTTCCTAGCAGATAGAAGTACTTATCGTCAATTAACTTTAGGTTTTTAATCGATTTAGCTTGCGATACTTCTTGTTCTTGTCTTTCTTTAAGTAGTTTCTTTTCTATCTCAAAAATAGCGTTAATTTGTTCTCTAGTAATATCAAGTTTACTGATTTCGTCTAAGCCTAAACTATTAAGTTCATCTTGTGTTTTCATGTACTCAATTCTAAGTAAACTTATGCTTGTTTCTAAATCTTGTTTTTGCTGAAGTGCAGCATTTTCTTTCTGTCGTTGTAGTTGCTCAAAGTTGATAATCCGCTCTTGAAGAGTTATATAATCTAATTCAGCTTGTAGACGATCTTGAGATGCTTTTCTCTGTGCTGCAGCGCGCTCGCCCTCTAGGCGTTTCATTTCCTGTTGATGCTTTTTCTCCGCTTTCCGCATAATTGCTCGCTGTTCTTCCTCTTTATTGAGTGCTTTTAACCTGTCTGACTCTACTAAATCAGGAGCTAATGAAGGCCCTGCGGCAGCTTTACCCAGTGTTCTTCCTCGCTCTTGAACCATCTCAAAAGCTTTCAAGGATACGTTTAGACCCGGGAAGAACATACCAATCATCCCCCGACTCATCATTTGTATAAACTGACCTACAGGGGAATCTACTAAAGCTTTAAAGGCCACAATTAACTCGTTAATTATCGATACCGTCCCAACCATTGCCGGGAGAAGTTCGGCTGCTAGAGCAGCTTTTAGCTCGTTGTACTGATCCTGCAGTCTTTCGGTTTCATTCTTGTACGCTTGAAGCTGTCCAACAGCTCCCGGGCCTAGAGTTCTTTCTATTTCTTCCAGAACAATACGATGGGCTTCATACGCTTTTCCGGTTTCTATAAGCTTTTGTACGGAAGTTTTAATAGATTCGCTTACCCTATAACCTGCTTCTTCTAAAGCACTTAAAGCTTCTGTTGGATCTCTTAGAGCTTGACCAAGAACTGCCACTTCAGAAACAAATTGGTCAAACATTGAACCAATCTGCGTTCCAATCAGAGACACGCCAAAGCCAAACTGGCCACCAATCATTCCGCCGCCAAAGCCGCCTAATCCGCCACCGATGGAGGCTCCTAGGCCTTGACCAAACAGCAACGGAAACGCCCCACCAATTAGTGCACTACTTTGAGCGGATCTAAGTCTTTGGGCGCGTTCAGCAGCACGCAAAGCAGCAGGACTGCCCGGAATGCCTACCGCTCCACCGATTGGGCTTGTTTGGCCAATAAGGGTTATGGCCTCGCCTGCTGCTTTCTTTCTTGCTTTGTCAACTTCCTCTATTGCACGCAACTCTGCAGTTTTTCTAAACCCAAGCTGCTCCATAAATCTTCTTCCTTCTTCCTTGTCTCTTTTTATTGCATTGTCAAATAGTTCCTTTTCAAACCTTTCTTTAATCTCAAACTCTTTAATTATGTTATCAATTTCTATGCTGTTAGTTTTTTTGCCCAGACTTATCTCTAGGTTGTGCATCTTGTTTAAAAAGTCAGATGTAGCCTGAAACCTTTCTTGACGCAATCCTGACTCTTTATCAGCCTGAATTGCTAGAAGGCGAGCCCTTGCTTTTCCTTCGTCCGCCAACTGCTTTTGAGGGCTGAAGGGCTGAGGACCAAACGGAGTTGCTTGAACAGGCCTTCCGGCCAGAAAAACTTCTCTAACCAGTCGCTTTTGCTCTTCTAGTGCCTGATTGCTCAACAACTGCGCGTCAAGAAACTCTCTTGCAGCTTGGGTAGCCTTGTCTCCATTAAGAGCAACCTTGTTTAAGTTTTCAGCAGCGTCCTGCAAGGCTCTACTAAAGTTTGCCGTTGAATTGACAACGGCCTTGCCAACCAAATTGGAATAATTTTCAATGTTCTTGTTTACATTATCAATCTGCCCACTAAGCGTTTTGGTGTCTCTTGACAGCTTAGTGATCGCTTGGGAGTTCTTGACCGCAACCGCGATATTTACGCCGTAGTCAGCCACAAGCCCGCACCAAAGACCTATTGCTCCACTTTACCTCCTGCTAACGCCTTGCGCTCCATGGCGCATTTTTGCTTGCTCCATTGCCTTCTCTTGCTGCTCGTTGTGCAGCTCAAAATAAGCAGCCCAACCGACCAGCTCTTCTTGCGTCAACGACTGAGCAAGCTGAGACACCGTTGTGCCCAGCTCCTTGGCTAGAAAATAAATAAAGTACCAATCATTGCTTGCTTTTCAAAGCTGCTTTCGCGTCCTCCACTTTGTTCTCCGTTCCAGAAGCCAGCATCGCAAGTTGGATTTCTTGCAGCACAGCCGCTTCGACAGCATTGCGAAGAGCAGCTTTTTCTCCATCCTGGAAAAGACGCTTCCCGTCAGCATCCAGGGCTTTTTCGATCATCATGCCTAGGGCAAAATCACCGGCATCATCAGAGTTAGATTTCTTTTGGATCGCCTCACGCTCGGCAATCGTCAACGGGTGCCAATACACCTCAAGCACCACCTCGTCGCCATCCTTGACCTCATGCTTATAAAGCTGGCTAACGCCAAACTTGTTTCGCAGCAGCTCAGTCGCGCGCATACAGCACTATCGTTTCGATCAATATACTACAGGACTGCCGTAAACTGACAAGACACAATGCCTAAAAAATGAGACCTATCCTCTTCCTCTATTGGAATAGGACCGTTTATATCTAGGACCCTAGGCGAAACGCTATATGTATCCACATAGTTGCTTGCGTTGACTGAGGTCAAACCGTCA